TGACTTAAATGTCTTTTATATCTACTACTCCCATAACAGAATTAGAAGCAGTTAATATGATGTTAGCAGCTATAGGTGAATCTGCAGTATCTAGTTTAGAAACGGCTACTACTGTAGAAGTAACTCAAGCAAAGAACTTACTATCAAACATTAATCGTGAAGTTCAGCAAAAAGGTTGGCACTTTAATACTGAGTGGGATGTTAGTTTAAGTCGAGATGCAGATGATAGAATACCTATTGGATCAAATGTATTATCTATTCATGTAGAAAATAAGTTAACTACCATTAGAGGTATAGATGGAGTTATGTACTTGTATGACTTGGATAACAATAGGTTTACTTGGACATCTAATTTAGATAATGCTGTAACCATAACCTTATTAGAATTCCAGAATACTCCACAGACCCTCCGACAGTATGTTACAGCTAAAGCTGCAAGAGTATTCCAAGAAGAAGTAGTGGGTCAAGTATCAGCAGAATCAGTTAACAGACTAGAAGAATCGGAAGCTTATGCTGATCTACTAGATGATGAAGCAGAACGAGCAGGATTTAACGTAGGATTTGGAACATTAGACATGGTGAATATGACTAAGACCTATAGGAAATTATGGTAAATGCCCCTTATCAACGAGCAAATAAGCAACTTAATCAATGGAGTTTCACAACAACCTCCTAGTTTAAGATTAGCTTCCCAAGCAGAAGCTCAAGAAAATGGACTATCTACTCCGGCTGAGGGTCTAAAGAAAAGACCACCCTTAGAGCACGTTAAGAAAATTAATACACACACTGATACTGACTCATATATTCACTATATTAACAGAGATGAAACTGAAAGATACATAGTTAAAGTAACCTCTGATCAATTTGACTCAGCGTTCTCTACCGATTTTACTCAAGCTAATTTAACAGTTACAGATTTAGAGGGAACTGCACAGACAGTCTCAGGTTTCACTGGTGATAATAAAACGTACTTGACCTTAGCTAATGCTAGAGATAACTTACATCTATTGTCTATAGCTGATACCACATTTATTGTTAATAAAACTAAGACTACGGCTAAGAGTTCAACACTAGGAACTACTAGAAATCCAGAAGGAATTATATTTCTAAAGCAAGCTACTAGTGCATCTACTATGACCGTCTATGTAGATGGTTCTCTTGTATCTACAGTAACTTCCAGTAGTGATGCTACTACACAGATTGATGATATAGTTAGTGATCTTACTACTGCTATAGGTTCTACCTTTACTATCACTAAGTTTGGTAGTAGTAATGTTCATATTACAAGGCAGAATGGAGCTGACTTTACGTTACACTGTAACGCACCTGAGTCTAACCTAATAGCAATTAAAGATACTGTAGTCGATTTCACAGAACTACCGGCTAGAACTAAAGATGGCTTTACTATTCGTATTACAGGAGAGCCTAACAGTGGTTCAGATGATTACTGGATTAAACATACAAACTCCTCTGATGCTGATGTAGGAGAATGGACAGAAACAGTAGAACCGGGATTAGCTAATACTATTGATCCTGCTACTATGCCCTTGACTTTAATCAGGACAGCCCCCAATACCTTTACTTTAAGTCAAGTTACTTGGGTAAATAGAGTAGCCGGAGATGCTACTACAGCTCCTGATCCTAGTTTTATAGGGCAGAAAATAAATGATATGTTCTTCCACAAGAATAGATTAGGATTCTTAGCCAATGAAAATATTATATTGTCTGAGCTGGGAGAACACTATAATTTTTATGCTACAACTGCCACCACAGTATTAGATACGGCAGTTATTGATCTAGCTTCACCCTCTAATGAAATAAGTATATTACATCATGCTATACCACATAATGAAGACCTCCTTATCTTTAGCGACTTTAGCCAGTTTAAGTTATCAGAATTTGCAGCTGGTGGACTCACACCTACAAATGCTAAACTTTCAAAGCTAACGTCTTACGAACATGATAAGACTGTTAAACCTATAGTCAATGGTAGGAAGGTTTACTTTTCTGATGAAAATGATGGGTTCTCTACTGTTAGAGAATTTGGGGTAATTGAAGATTTACAAGAAGAAACTGCTGAAAACATAACTTCTCATGTTCCAAGCTATATTAATGGTAGGGGTTTTAAGATCATCCCACATGATGAGACTCTATTTATTCTCTCAGATGAGAGTATGAATGAAATCTTTGTGTATAAGTATCTCTTTCAGAATGGTGAGAAGAAGCTCAGCTCTTGGTCTAAATGGAAATTTAAACCAGAAGAACAAGTCATAGGCTTGCACGTTATAGACTATATTGCTTACTTTGTTATTGTTAGACCTGATGGAACTTACATTGACAAGATGACTCTACAAGATGTCAACCTTGTAGGACTTACTGAGTCTAATACTCAACTCTCATTTAAGCCACACTTAGATAGACTTGATTCTATCACAGGGGTCTATAATGCAGGTACGGATAAAACTACTTGGACATTAGCTTATCCTGATGACTTTGATTCTACCTTTAGATTGATCTATGGTGCTCAGTGGGAAGGTAAAGCAGGTGGTCAAGTACAAGGAGTTTCACAGACTTCTCCTACAACTCTTATAGCTACAGGAGATTTCTCTGCTTATCCAGTATGGGTAGGTAAAGAATATCAGTTCCTCTATGAGTTTACTGAGCCTACGATTAAAACAGAAGTAGCAGGTAGATTAAGCTCTCTTTCTGGTGGTATTCTAAAGATTAGGAAGTTCAATATAGATTATTTTAAGGCAGGATTCTTTGATATGAGAATAACAGCTCCCGGTAGAGATCCGTTTAACCACACTTTTACCGGTAGAATTCTTGGGTCTACATTAAATAAGGTTGGAACTGTACCATTTGAAACTGGTAATTTTAAGAAGCTGATTTTAGCTGATGCAAAAGGATTAAAGATTGAGCTTGTATCTGACTCCTATCTCCCCTGTGCATTTACAGGAGCAGATTGGGAAGGTAACTATGTAGTTAGGACGGTAAGTAGGAGATAAAATGTCTTTAGTAAAATTCAAAGATTATATTAAACCTTACCATAGAAAAAGTAAACTTGAAGATGTTGTAGAATTATATCCTAGACTCAGAGAAGCGGATCAACGTGAAGTAGAAACCTTAGGAAGCTCCCCTGAGAAAGCCTTAGTGTTTGCTTATCTTAATAGCTCTACTTGTAGGACTATTATTAATAGCATGGGTCATCCTGTAGCTATGTTTGGAGTAGTTCCATTAGATAAATATGCAGGTTCAGTATGGATGTTAGGAAGTAATGGTTTACCTAAAATTAAGCAAGCCTTTTTAAAAGAGTGCCGACAGGAAGTAATTAAGCTAAATGAAAAACATCCTTATCTCTGCAATATAATTGATAGTAGAAATACACTTCATGTTAAATGGATTAGGTGGTGTGGTTTTAAAATCATTGGAGAGACCATAATTAACAATGTTAAATTTTATGAATTCTGTAGGGTAGGTACTTAATGCCAATATTTCAAACATTATATACTGGTAGGTTTTTAGCAGAGACGTTTGGGGCTGATGTTCAGTATAAAAGGGATACTTTTGCTGCTGATACAAGGTTCTATGATGCTCAAAAACAAGTAGCCATAAACAATCAATTAGCCTACAATTCATTTTTACACATCAATCAAGAACAAGCATTAGATTTAAAACGATTAGCCTTTGATAAAGCTGATATTAGGCGAATGTCTATGGAAGAAGTAGCAAAACAAAGGGCTATAAATGCAAGTATGGGTGGAGATAGAGGCAGAGTTGGTCAGAGTTCTGATGCAGTAATAGATAATATAAGACGTAGGGCTTACTTAGCTTTAGCTCGGAAAGACTTAAATAGACAGATAAGAATGGCAAGCTTTGACCAACGAAGGAAGAATGTAACTCTAAGTACGACTAGTAAGAATAATATAGCTTTTTCCAACTTACAAATTAGTCCAAGTAAAACTGGAGCTATCCTTAAAGTGTTGGGTTCTGGTATACAGAACAATATTGATGCTAAGGTCGGTACTTTGAGTACCTCAGGTAAAGCCACACAAACTACAATTACTACAACATAAAGATTTATTGGAGCATATATGTCACAGCAAGACCAATTCAGGCTTGATCCTGTTGAAACAAAAATCACAGCTCCTATTTCTGATGTTTCAGTTCAACAAACTCCTACTAATGATACTGGGTTACAAGCCGGTGTAACTGCCCTTTCTCAAGCTATGGGAAGTTTAGCTGATTTTGCTAAAAAAAGACGAATACAAGAGGACACCCTTATAGCTGAGGAAGCTGCAGCTAGAGAAGAAGTAATGCCGGGAGGACTACTACCAGTAGCTCAATCAGCTTATCACAATGTTGTTGATATAAATACTAAAGCTGAGGTATTAGCTAGTGTCAAGCTATGGACTGAGGGCGATGATTACTTAGGAGTTATTAAGAGTGATGCCACTTCTAGAGAAAAATCAGATGTTTTAAAGAACAAGTTTGCTTCCTTCAAAGCTGAGGGAATGAATTCTATTAGAAATCCTGCCTTACTACAGTCATTTAATCTTGAGATGAATGAGTTACAAGCAGCTCAAGAAAAGATCATCTATGAGATAGAAAAGAAAGATATGACTGTAGAAACTATTCAAGGGATAAAGAATGTCATAACAGATGCTAAGAATTTTGCTGAGATAACAGGTGCAACGGAACTAGCTGACATATTTAATAAAAGATGGATTAATGCTATGGGTCTAGATGTTAAAAAGACTCTGCCGTGGATTACTAATAAAGAAGCACGGCTCTTAGCTATGCAGACTTTAATGCAAGATGAAGATATTCTATTGAGACCTGATATTATCCATGATATTCTAGGAGAAGAATACTCTAAAGGGTTTACTTATTCTGCCTTACTCATAGGTACTGGTGATGATGCTGATGCTTTCAGAAAGATGCACTCAGAATATCTATCAGACTCCAAGGCTTTATTCACTAAACTATCTACAGAAGACAAGGCTTCTTATGATAAATTGGTAGAAGACTCAAGAGATGCGGCTTACCAGATATTCATGGAGAATGGGGCAACTATGGAAGCTGCCACAATGGTTAGGGAGTTCCTGACTAATAGTGGAGCTTTTGATGACAAGAAGAAACTTGAGTCAGAGATGAAATCCTTTGAGTCATACTTCAATAGTGCTGAGAGATATGGTAGGTTTTCCAAGCAATACCAAGAAGTAGTAGACTTGGTTATCAAGAATGAGATCACAACTAAACATCAGCTTAATAGTCTTCTTCTAGCTAAACAGATTAATACTGACTTATGGTCAGAGGTCGGAACTCTACTAACAGAAGAAGGTGAGCAAAGAAAGAGTTTAATCAAGAGCTATAAGGAAAGTACATCTACTATGCGTTCCCAGATGGTTTCCTCTATTAAAATGGCTCTCAGTAACAATAAGAATCTCTCAGCTATTCTTGAGGTCATGGATAAGAGAAAGCTGGGGAATGCTGAGATGTTGAAACTCATAGCTGACAGCGGTTTAGATGGTGGTGAGTTTTCTACCATGATGAATGGGCTACAGGTAATGCTCAATGACATGGATAAACTAGCTACTGAATGGGGAACTAGAGATGCAGCTACAGATTCCCCTGTTAGAACCGATGAGTTCATGCAAGTCTTCAAGGAACAAGGACATCAGCTATTACAAGCAGCTAGAAAGATATCTGAGTTAACAGCACAAGAAGATGAACAACTAAGAATATCCATTGAAAATAAAGCTCAGAATAAAACTGCTTCTAAACTAGGGTTTCAATTTGGGGGTACTGATAAAAAACTCCCTTGGATGGAACAAGTAAAACAAAAGAATAAAGAAGTTAATGAAGCAATAAAAAAGAGAATAGTAGATCAAGCCAAGGTTAACAAACAGGACAACCAGAAGGTAGTAGAGAAAGTTAATCAACTGAAAAAAGATGGTATGTTTGATGGAATACTTGGATATCTAATGCCGGGAACCTTCAGTCCTACTCAGGAAGGTATGAGAGATAAACTGGAAGCTGGAACTACAAATGAAACTCAGGATCCTAAACCAAAGGATAAAAAAGATTCCAGTTGGTTTGATAAACTCGTAGGAGAACAACAAACAGGAACATATAAATCGGGTAAGAACTACACCTATGATAAAAAGAAAAGTGAGGATGAAGAAGAATACCTAAAGAGACTATTAAATCCTTCAAGT